CGTACTTATCAGTACTTGCTTCAGGAAATCTCTAACCTGCTAAAAGCAAAGGAGCAAAAAGATGAACAAGGAAACGTTATCGACCTCGGAAAAGGAAGTTCCAAAACATAAAAATGCTTTGGAAGAAAAATATCAAACCGAAGAAAAAGAACCTTTAAATCCCGAAAATATCAAAGAACAAGAATCCCAGTTACCCGCTCCTAGCGGCTGGCGACTATTGGTTTTGCCTTTTTCTCCACGAGAGAAAACCAAAGGCGGAATTTTAATCGCGCAAGAATCATTAGATAAATTACGTATCGCAACTAATTGCGGTTATGTACTCAAGATGGGTCCGTTGGCCTATCACGACACAGAAAAATTTCCAACGGGACCGTGGTGCAAAAAAGGAGATTGGGTTGTTTTTGCACGTTACGCAGGATCAAGACTACCCATTGAAGGCGGCGAAGTCCGTATCTTAAACGATGACGAGGTTCTAGGAACTATTAAAGATCCAGAAGCCGTACTTCATCATAACTAATCATAGGAGGAACTATGCCAAAAGAAGAAAAAACAGTAGATATTGATACAACCGGCCCAGGCGCGGAAGTCAATATTGAAGAAAAAAAAGAAGAAGTAGAAGTAGTTGAACCGGTAAAAGAAGAAGTTAAAGAAGAGCCGGTTAAGGAAGAAGTTAAAGAAGAGAAACAAGAAGCGAGTGACGAGAAACCCGTAGAAGAAAAGAAAGAATTAGAACAATACAGTGAAGGTGTTCAAAAAAGAATTTCGAAACTAACGAAAAAATGGCGTGAAGCGGAACGGCAAAAAGAAGCCGCTTTGGATTATGCCAAAGGCGTTCAGTACGAGCATTCTCAATTAAAAACCAAGTTTTCAAAATTAGAGCCTAATTATGTGAAAGCTCTTGAAAACAGGGTAACCGCTGGAATGGATGCGGCTAAAGCTAAATTAACTACGGCAAGAGAAGCGGGCGATATTAATGCTGAAGTTGACGCGCAAAAGTCAATTGCACAACTTGGTATTGAAGAAGTCCGGTTAAATGCTTTAAAAGATAGACAGTCTCAGGATAAAGAAAAGGAAGTAAAAACACCTACTTTACAGGATACTGTCGGAAGAACTCCACCACCAGATCCAAAAGCTGAAGCATGGGCTGAAAAGAATGCATGGTTCGGGAAAGATAATGCTATGACCTATACAGCTTTTGACTATCATAAAAAACTAACGGAAGAAGAGGGCTTCGATCCTAATTCAGATGAATACTATGCTGAAATAAATAAACGAATGCAACTTGACTTCCCGCATAAATTTGGTAAGACTGATTCACAGGAATCGACTAAACTAACACAAACAGTAGCCTCGGCGAGGCGAAGTGTAAATCCTAGTCGCAAAACTGTCAGGCTCACATCATCTGAAGTTGCAATCGCCAAAAAATTAGGTGTGCCACTTGAAGAATATGCGAAACAATTAAAAATCATGAAGGAGGTATAAGCATATGAGTACCGAAAAAATTAAAACTTCCCGTGCGAGTCAAACTAGAGAACAGACAAAACGTAAAGTAGTTTGGACTCCCCCATCATCTTTAGATGCACCCCCTGCGCCTGCAGGATTTCATCACAGGTGGATAAGAGCTGAAACTATGGGCTTTACAGATACAAAGAACATAGCCGGCCGATTAAGATCAGGATACGAGCTTGTAAGAGCTGATGCATATCCAGGATCGGAATATCCAGTGGTGACGGAAGGCAAATACAAAGGGGTAATCGGAGTTGGTGGCCTATTGCTGGCAAGGATACCAGAAGAGATCGTCAAAGCGCGCGATGAGTATTTTAGAAAAATTACTCAAGACAAAGACGACGCAGTTGAAAGCGATCTTATGAAGGAACAGCACCCAGGAATGCCGATCAATGCTGAGAGGCAGTCCCGTGTAACCTTCGGTGGTACTAAGAAAGACTAATTTATTAGCGATTCTTATCCAACGAAATTTTATTAACTAAGGAGATAAACATGGCAAATCAAGACGCTGCCTTCGGCTTTAGAGCTGTAAGGCATTTATCAGGCGGAACACCTAGAACAGAAGAATATTTAATTGCTTCTGGTCTTACAAAGGTAATTTATACCGGTTCCCCTGTCATGGGGGTTGTTGGTGGTCAGATCACTTTAGGCACTGTTAGTGCAGTCCAATACATTGGAGTGTTTAACGGTTGTTTCTATACGGATCCAACATCAAGTAAACCAACATGGAAAGCATACTATCCAGGAAGCATCACAGCTTCTGACATAGTTGCTAATGTTTATGCCGACCCTCAAATCATCTTTGAAGGCCAACACGATGGAACAGCTACGGTTGCGAATAACAACCATGCGAACCATGATCACGTAGGTACAGGTGGAAGTACAATTAATGGACAATCAAGTGCAGAGATTGATTCTTCTACTTATACAACTACTGGTGCTGGAACGTTCGTTCAAATTGGAACTTCTAAAGATCCCGATAATCAAGACTTAACAGCGGCAAATTCAAATGCTTATGTGGTTGCGAATACAGGGGAACATAAATATAACTTAATAACAGGACTTGGATAGGAGTATAAAATTATGGCAATATCAAGAGCACAACTAGTTAAAGAACTAGAGCCAGGTTTAAATGCACTATTTGGCCTGGAGTACAAAAACTACGCTAACGAGCATTCAGCTGTTTTCGATACTGAAAATTCAGACAGAGCTTTTGAAGAAGAAGTAATGTTATCAGGATTCGCGAATGCTGGAGTTAAACCGGAAGGTTCAGCAGTCAATTATGACGCTGCGCAAGAAACGTTTACAGCTCGTTATACGCATGAAACGCTTGCTTTAGCGTTTTCAATTACTGAAGAAGCGATTGAAGACAATCTGTATGACAGACTCGCGTCTCGTTATACAAAAGCACTAGCACGTTCAATGGCTAATGCTAAACAAGTTAAAGCAGCAAACGTTCTCAATAGAGCGTTTAACAGTTCATACACTGGCGGAGATGGTTTAGAACTTTGTTCAACAGCACACGTAATTGTGTCTGGTACAGAACAAAATGAACTATCAACTGCAGCAGACTTAAACGAAACTTCATTAGAGCAAGCAATGATTGACATTGCTGCGCTAACTGATGAAAGAGGTTTAAAAATTGCAGCTCAAGGAAGAAAAATGGTTGTTCCTTCGGCGCTTCAATTTACTGCTGAAAGATTATTAAAATCTGTCGGTAGAACTGGAACAGCTGATAATGACATCAGTGCTGTTGTATCTATGAATGTGATTCCACAAGGTTATGTGGTTAATCACTATTTAACTGATACAGACGCATGGTTCATTAAAACAGATGTTCCTAATGGACTAAAACACTTTGTTAGAGCACCAATCAAAACTGCTATGGAAGGCGATTTTGAAACTGGTAACGTTAGATACAAAGCTAGAGAAAGATACAGCTTCGGCTGGTCTGACTGGCGTGGTGTCTTCGGATCACCAGGTGCGTAATAGCAACTAAAACAAATTAATGAGGCGGCCTCAAAACCGCCTCATTTTTCTAATTAGAAAGATATCAAGGATGATTAAAGAATATTTTTTTCCAACTATTGTCTACGTTAAAGATTTACCTAATCCTGAAAATTTAAATTCATATCTAGAAAAACATATTGTTGAATGGAGTAAAAAAGATTCAGGTGTTAGTAAGACCAATGTTAATGGCTGGCATTCACAAACAGATATGAATCATAAAAAAGAATATGAACCTTTAATTAAAGAACTGTTTCAAATGCAAAATGAAATTATTCAAGAAGAATATTTAAATGAAGAAAGAGAACCTCTCATTGGTAATATGTGGGCTAACATAAACCCACCTGGAGGGTACAATCAAGCCCATATTCATCCTAACTCATTATTTTCTGGTGCTTATTATGTAAAAGCGCCGCCTAATTCTGGTAGATTAGAGTTAATGGATCCAAGACCAGGAGTTCAACAGAGTATGCCACCTAGAAAAAAGGTAAAATTACCTAGAGAATTGTGGCGAGAAACTTATTATGATGCGGTTCCTGGAAGAATTATAATGTTTCCTTCATGGTTGTGGCATAAAGTAGAACCTAATAAAAGTAATGATATAAGGATATCAGTATCCTTTAATTTTATAATGTGATGGCCTCAAAACCGCCTCATTTCGTTTATAAAGATAGAAATTACCTATGAAAAACTTCAGAATTCAAATCCGATATTGTGGCTATTATACTGACTTTAATGTCACGTGTAAGGATACAGCTATAGATATAGAAAATTCTATCCTTGACAAACTAGGAAAAAATGAGGTAAAGTTCGAAAAAGATGGATTTACCAGTAAGACTGGTAAATGGATAACCAATGAGAAGGTTACAGATGACACAAGACCTATACACTACGAAACGGTCCTTGGAGTTAGAAGGGCAACAGGAACACCTGAAGGAAGGTAGATATACTTTGCATATGGGACATATCGACCAAAAAATTCGGGAAATTATTAAAGAGATTGTTGCCAAAGAGTTTGAACAAGCAACTATTCAAACAAAAATAGAAGACGCCAAGAGCGAAGTTTCGATAGCCACTTAAGCGCTATCAAAAATCATACAAATTCACAGGGATACCTTGCACTTTTTTAAAAAAAGGGCTATAGATTAATCACTATACAATTAATAGAGCGTAGACGCGTATAGTCGACGGCCTAGAGACTACGTTCGCAAACTAGGAGGATTATAATTATGGCAACAACTACATTTAATGGAACAGTCCGTTCGGACGGTGACATTAAGGCAACAACTAAAAATACAACTACAGGAGTATTTGTAGATTACGCTGTTATAAAAGCAGCGGGTGGTATGGAAATAGAAAAAGTTGCAAGCACTGGAAACAACATTGTAGCAGTAGGTACTTCAACAGGTACTAACAATGGAAGTTTAGGTACAGCAGCTACTATTTTCAAAGTTACACCTAATGCGCATGGATCAGGAATTGCTGATGATGCAATTAACACTTTTGTTAATAAAATTGGTGGTCTTATCTACACTACTATTCTAATCGATCTACATGGTGGATTAGCTTCTGGTGGTGCAGCTAATGATATCATTGGTACTGATGGTGGAGCAGCTAATGCTTACATCGCAGAACTAACAACTGGAGTTAATGGTATTCCATTCGAAATCGAAATGGCATGCTTAGAAGTACCAACAGGTGGAGATCCAGATATTAATCTAGATTGTTCAGCTACAGCGACTGATGCAGAAAATGCAGCAGTTACTAGTGGAACAAACTTATTAAATAATGGTGACCTAACTTTAGGTATGTATGTTTCTGCTGATGGTGGAGCAACACTTGCGGCATTAACTAAAAAATACCTTTACTTGACTACTGGAGATGCTACTGAAGCAGCTTACACAGCAGGTAAATTAGTTATTAAAATCACTGGCGCAGCTTTTGATTACAATAACGGTTAATAAATAAACTTATGATGGGGCTTCGGCCCCATCTAGTAATCTTGATTAAGGAGGGATTATGGCAAATACAGTAACAGGACCAGAAATAGTACAAGAAAACGACAAACGAGTAGTAATAAAAATAGTTATAGAATCAGACGGTAGCACAAGCACAACAGTATTTTTTGACTCTTCAGCACGTACTGTAGCAGGTGTGGCACAACTCGGCGCTTTACAAAGAATTTGGTTTTCATGTGATACTGGAGATGGCGGCGACTCACACT